GGTAAATCGTCAGACTGTGTGGGGGTGGCACAAGCGATCTGAGTTTGCTCAGGAGTTGGAGAAGCGTCAGGTGATGCGTCGGAACGTGTTGCAGAAGGCGATCAACGACAAGGCGATGAGTGCTGTGAATGTCTTGGAGGAGGTCATGCTGGATGACAGTGCCAAGCATGCGGATCGGTTGAGGGCTGCTAGTATTTTGTTGGACAAGGCTAGGCCGATGTTGACTGAGACTACGGACTTCAAGAAGACAGAGACTGTTGAGTTGGCATGTTGGGTGACGGGTAAGGATGTGGATGGTTCTAAGCCTGAGTTCATTGATGTGGGTGATACGGAAGCGGCGAAGTGAGAAAGAACGCTGAGTCTTTAGCTAAGGGGATTATTGGGAATCCTGACGAGTTCATTGGCCGCCTGACGGTGATGAACAAGGAGAAGCAGAGGCTGACCCGTCTTCGGTTGAACGAGGCTCAGGAGAAGCTGATAGGTGTCTTGAAGGAGCATGACCGTGTCATTGTTCTTAAGGCGCGGCACCTGGGTGTTTCTACGTTGTGTAGGGCGTGGCACTTTTGGAATGCGTATACGGCTCTTCATCCTCAGACTTTCGCTGTGGTATCTCACACACGTCAGTCGGCAGAAGACCTACATCGGATGGAGAAGACGTTTTACCAGAACCTACCTGCTCCTCTTAGAAAGCCGTTGCAGAAGGCGAGTGCGAAGACTCTGAAGTTCAAGGACACGGGTGCGAATGTACGTGTGTTTACTGCTGGTGGTAAGGGCGGGACTCGGTCTTTCTCGATGAGTAGTGCTCACCTGTCCGAGTTTGCTTTCTATGACGACCAGAAGGAAGTGATGGCCACCGTCAGTGCGTCTGTTGGTGACGGTCAGATTGTTATTGAGTCCACTCCGAATGCTTACGGCGACTACTTTCATGACTTGGTTTTACAGGCCGAGAGTGGAGATAGTGAGTGGAAGTTGGTGTTCTTCCCTTGGTTCATACACTCGCTTTATAGCGCAACGATTCCTGCCGCCATGAAGTTGACGCGGGAAGAGGAGAAGCTGAAGAAAGAGCATGGTCTGGACAATGGGCAGATAGCCTGGCGTAGAAAGCAAGTGAGGACGTTGGGGATTGATAAGTTCCAGCGTGAGTACCCGGCGACGATTGAGGAGTGCTTTCAGTCAGCGGTGCCGTTCTTCTTTGACCATGAGAAGTTGGATGAGATTGAGCGGGTGAATCTTGGGAGTCATGAGCATCGGCTTTACGCTGACCCTGTGGAGGGAGACAGGTACGTGCTTGGGTGTGATGTCGGGGCTGGAATAGGCGAGCACTTCAGTGCCTTTACGGTGGTTTCCTACAGCACTCGTCAGCCCGTGTACCACTTCATCAGCAACAAGATACCGCCCGCGAAGTTGGCCGAGAAGATTCTGGATTTAGCTAAGCGGTACAACAATGCGCGGGTGATTGTAGAGGCGAACAACCATGGGCACTTGGTGCTGCATAGGTTGCGGGAGTTTCGGACGAAGAACTTGTACCAAGAGGATGGGCATGACTTCTTCACAACGAACAAGACAAGGCCCCTTCTGTGGAGTGCTTTGCGTGAGGCGTTGGAAGACGGTGTGGTGGAGTACCTGGACACGCACGTACTGGATGAGTTGAAGGCGATTATCTACAAGAGGGGTAAGCCCCAGGCACCCAGGCGTGGCTCGGATGACGTGACCATGAGTATGGGCCTGTGCTATTACGTTCTGAGTGGAGAGCCGCTCGCTGTGACGCGGGGCGTTCGTTCGTCCATGTTGGATGAGCACATCGCCCGTATGAAGTCTAAGCGTGCTAAGCGAACATTACCGTGGTCTGTCACGGGTGGTGACACGGTAGGAGGGTACTGATGAAGCTCGAAGATGTGAAGGCGCTCTTGGCTCAACACGATGGGTACTGGGAAACCAGAAAGCAGGAGATGCTCCGGTACAAGTCTGCTTACGAGATGGACTTCTGGCAGGAAGGCGTGAACGACCCTACGCAGATTCGGATTCAGACGAATGATGGGTATGGGTACATTGAGTCTTTCCAGGCGAGTCTGTTCGCAAAGAACCCTGCTGTGGTTGTCAAGCCCGGTATCCGTGGGCTCGGTAACCCCTTGATATCCCAGGCTATTTGCAATCACTACTTGCTCAAGAGCAGAAATCAGATCGAGGCGGCATCGCGCATGGCGCTGATTTACCCGAACTCGTTTGTGAAGCTGTGTCCGAACAAGAGCGATGACGTGTACGAGAAGGTGATTCCTGTAGCACTCCCGCCCTGGGAGGTCATTGTGGATCGGGATGCGCCTCGTTGGTCATTGCAGCGCTACTGTGCCCACATCTACTGGATGCCCCTGCCTGATGCTAAAGAGCGGTTTGGTGACCTGGACTACTCTTCTGAGTCACGCGAGAGCTTCTTCGACGACGCAATCACCAGCGGCAACTACACGGATAGGCCGGGCGAGCAGTCACCTGGAGACGTATCTTCCCGGTTCCAATATATCAAAGTCGTTGAGATGTATGACTTCATGGATGACAAGGTCCAGTGGTGGTCACCCTCTGTGGCGACCCGGTTCCTGGATGAAGACACCGTGCCATTCAGAGCCTATGACGACACCCCGCAGGCACCCATAGCGCCGTTTTACTACAACTACATGCCGGATACACCGCTCATTGGCTACTCGTCCATGAAGCGCATCTATGACCAACTCTACGAGATGAACGTCATACGGTCTTTCCAAGCCAACGCGGTGCGTAAGTCCAGTCGGCAGTGGCTTGTGAAGAAGGGCGAGATTGACGCTGAGTCCATGGGCCAGATTACCAGTGGGATTGATGGGCTGTTTGTCGAGGTGGATACCGAGGAGTCCTTGGATACCCTCATCAGACCGGTTCCTCTACAGCAGTTGTCGCTGGAGGTGACCCGATATTTCCAAGAAGTCAGCAAAGACAAGGACAAAGGATCCGTTACTGCCCCGTTTATGAGGGGTGAGGCCACACGTGCCACAGCCACTGAGATTGCTGCACTTGCCGCTTACTCGTCCTCTGAGGTCGGCAGGCTTGCGCGTGAACGCGACGGGGTTATCGAATACCTCGCAAAGACGTACCTCAGTGTGCTTTCTGTGTTCCTCGCCGAGGAGGATGAGGCTCAACTGGTTGTCCTAGATGGTGAAGCCCAAGTCGTTGGCGTGGATGACATCATTGGAGACTTCCAAGTCTGGGCATCAGATACTGCCTCTACACCCATGTCCGAAGCCGTTCACCAGCAGCGGCTGCTTGCAAATGTCCCTGTGTTGCAAGCCTTGGGTGTACCTCCTCAGCTTATCCTCAGAGAGATGGTTCGCTCGTTGAAGCTCCCAGAGGACTTCTTGGTGCAGGCTGAACAGATGATGGCTCAGAATGTACCGGGCCAATCTCCCCAGCCAGGCACACCGGTGACTTCTGCGGATATGGCGGGTGAGCCGTCTGCCGCCATGATGAGACAGATGATGAGAGAAGGAGAGGCTTGATGATTGACCTCCACGCAACGATGGCAAAGCATGTAGCCGAGCGCGTCTGCTTTGAGTGCGACCACCGATATACCGGACACCTGGAATGCCCCGCGTGTGCTGAACCTGCTGGTGAGCCGATTGTTGTGCGCCCCCTCTACTGGGTCATGAAGGAGCAAGATGCCGATCTTTGATTACGAGTGTGGAGACAGGCATCGCATCGAGAGCTTCTTCAAAGCAGGGGAAGAGATTCCCCTCACCATGATCTGTCCCTTCTGTCAGCAACCCGCTATAAAGCAGTTGTCTGCACCCGCCCATACGCCGGGACGGTGGGGTGACCAGACAGGGAAGTACGGTGTTAATGGATTTTACGACAGAGGCCTTGGTGCGACCTACAGAAACTCAATGGAAAGAGAAGCCCTCATGGACAAGAAAGGGCTGGTTGACGCTGGATCCTTCGGAAAACACGCCCTCGACGACGGAGTCGAAAAGCACATCGAAGCCGACAAACAACACACAAGAGACA